CATAGATTATGTGTATGGGTATTGCTAACCTTTAATTAAAGGAGGAATTGTAATGCCTACATTAAGAAGAGAAGAGGTCAAGCAGCTTTCCGAGCCGATCATAATCGAGGCCGGGATCCTGGGGGAAAAGGAGTACCGGGTTGAGAAAGTTACCACAGACCTGCTGAAGAAAGTCAATGAGCTGGCTTCAAAGCAGGAAAAGGAATTCTCGGCCGATACCCCTATTCAGCAGCTGGCGTTATTGACGGGTGTTTCAGCGAGCGAGCTGGAGAGAGTGGATCTCAGGGTGGTAGGTAGGGTGCTTGATTTCATAATGAGTGAGATAACCTCGGGGATTAAAGCAAAAAACCCTTTGGGGGCAGAGGCAAAATAATAAGCCTGGTTGCTTCTGCCTTTCCGGGGCTTTTTAGGTATGCTGAAATTCTTAACCTTGATGTGAGAGATTTGGCATTTTGGGAAAGAGAGGCTCAAAAAAGGATTATACAGAATCGAATGTCTGCGATTCAGGCCTGTAGACTTGCTACAGCTAAAGATTCAGCATATCAGAATGTGATGAGTGATTTGCAAAGAAGCCTCGCCAAGATAGAACACGGTGAAGAGGTGGTTATTAAAGAAAGTTGGAAAGCCTTAAAAATTATGAAAAGGGGATAAAATGGGTTTTGATGCCGGTGCAATTATAGGACGGATGATTTTGGATAAAAATAAGTGGGATTCGACTGTCCGCGCGGTCGGTATTGACCAGCAGAAGATGAAGAATTCCTTTTCTTCTTTTGCAACTTCCTTTAAGGCCAACTGGATTGCTGTTACCGCCGCTATTACTGGTAGCATGCTTCTGATAAACAAGTCTTGGCAGTTAATGCAGATGGGTGCTAAGGCCCAGCAGATAGAGGATAGCTTTGCGGCCATCGCCAGGCAGGCCGGCATCTCAGGGGCAGAGCTTAAGAAAGCTTTGAATGATGCTTCTATTGGAATGGCTAATTTTTCCAATGTCGCCGCTTCTGCCTCTGCTCTACTCGGGCAGTCGTTGAAACCGGAGCAGATTGTCGCTTTGATGCAGGTTGCTAGAGTAGAGGCTAAAAAGACAGGGCAGGATGTAGAGGCGGTATTTAACCAGATAGCTTCGGCCGTAACGGGCGGATTTTTAGTAACAGTCAAGAGGAACTTCGGCCTTAACGTAGAACTTGCCAACGCTTATCGGAATTACGCGCAGCAGTTAGGAATAACTACGACAGAGGTTGAGCAGTATTATAAAGCCCAGGCCCTGGCTAATGAAATTATAAAAGCGGCCAAAGTTGATATTGATAGCTTGAGTGGAGCGATGCTTTCTCACGCCGAGAGAATACAGCAATTAAAAGCATCCTGGAACGACTTCCAAGAAAAATTAGGGTATTTCTTACTTGAGATAATGACCGTTATCGGAGATATAGCAGGGATAGCATTCTCCTATATTCTTTCAATAATTGAAATGATTCTTTCCGGGGTAGCTAAGATCATGTCAATCATACCCGGAATGAAAAGCCAGATGAATGCCGTGGCGGATGAATGGTACAACAAATCCAAGGCTAACACCGAAGCCATGCTCGGGTATTATACTGACTTGACTAATGGATTGAAGTCTTTATTCAGCGGAACGCAAAACTCCGGGACGCAGATGTTCCAAAATCTCGCTACCCAGGGACAGCAGAGCGCACGGTATATCAAGCAGACCTGGGACGAATGGATAAAAGATACCCAGCAAAATTTTAACCTAATGCTTTCCCTGGGTCAAGGATCGTTTAATACCTTAAAAACTGGCATATCTGATTTAGGCATGAGTATCATTGGCATGGGCGATGAGATAGAACAGGTCTTCGCTAACCTTGGAAAAAGCATCATTAATATGCTTATGGAGATCGCCGCGCAGTGGATAGCGATGAAGATAATGATGGGGATTACCAGCGTGTTCTCATTCGGCACTGCTTCTGCCGGCACAAGTTCAATTTCTGCTTCCGATATATCTGGAACTGGACTTCTGGGTCATTCTGAGGGTATTGAAGACGTGCCATATACAGGCGTATATCGCCTGCACGAAGGCGAGAAGGTAACGCCGAAGTATGACGCTACCAAAGGCGAAGCCATAGAGCTAACCATAGTTAATCAGATTACGCCCGAGGCGGTAGCAACCGCGATGTCCGGCAAAGAAGGGCAGGGGGTTATCGTCAACACCATAAACACTGACGCCCTGCGCAACGGCACTACGCGCAAGACGATAAGGAGAAGATAATGGCTGACTGGGCACCTGCACGCGAGTCAATAGAGGGGGTAAGGGACTATAACGTCGCAGAGTCCATATACGAGAACAAGAGCGACGAGACGCGGCTTATTACTCCAGATGAGCTAATAGGCTTCAAAATTAAAAGCCCGCAGCTTACTTATGCGCAATATCAGGAATATCTGGCTCAATTCCAGAGCGTCAAGGGTTCGCTGACTTCATTCACTATTTTATACCCATTCGATAATACGGAATATACGGTAAGGTTTGAGAAGGGAAGCTGGAAAGAGACTTATCAGTCGGGGACGTTTCAGGTTGAATTTTCGCTAAAGAGGGTTTGGTAATGCCAGAAGATATTAAATATGCTTGGGATAAACCTTGCGATGAAATACTTTATTCGCCTTGTATGCCTGGGAATATTGTCAATGAATATATACCGGAGGATATTGAATGTGTCCCTTAGATACCAATAGCAATTTCAAAGAAAAATCGCGTGCCCGGTCAAAGCAGCCGATATTCCTTTATACAATTTATGACTATATCGGCGACGGCTCGGACAAGTGCTTCGCCGCGTATAACCAGGATGTCGTCTTTGATGGAGTAACTTATACGAAATTCCCGATTACCCACGACCAGATAACCGAGAATACCAAAGGGCAGATTGATTCTGTAAAGGTGCAGGTCTCTAATGTCTCTCGTCTTATTGAATATTATCTCCAGAATTACGACCTGCGCGGCAAGAAGGTGTCAATCAAGATGGTCTACGCCGACGCTTTAGATGATCCTGACTGTTATATAGAGTTTTCAAATTACATAGACAGCTATACCTCAAACGTCTCGGATGTCGTCTTTACTTTAATGAGCAAGTTTGACATTCTTGAGCTTAAGCTCCCCTCAATCCTATGGATGAGAGATTGGTGCCAGTGGGAGTTCGCTTCGCCGGCTGTCAGGGCCCTGGGCCGCGGGGAAGAGTGCGGATACGCCGGGGCAGAGACAGAATGCAACCGTACCTGGCAGAGGTGTCAGGAGCTATCCAATAGCAGGCGGTTCCTGGGCGCGCGCGGGATACCGGGGAGAAGGGGGTATGTATGACACTAAGCTATGACGGTAAAACCAACCTGCCAGAATTCATCCGAAAAATGCTGGAGATACCCTATCTTCACAAAGGCCGGGACTATAACGGCGCGGACTGTGGCGGCGGAATAATGATTTTCTACCGGGATTTCCTCGGCATTACCTTGCCAGACTTTAACCTTGACTACGATATTAACTGGGCGGTCAAGAGCGACAAGAGCCATTTCATAGAGAACTATTATAAGCTTTTTCAGAAGGTGAATAAGCCCGCCAAATTTGATATTGTCCTTTTCCAGACTAAGAAAGGCATCGCCAATCACGGCGGAGTAGTCCTGAGTAATGGTAAATTCTTCCATATTTCAAAGCCGGGCGCGGGAGTGAACCACTACACGGATGAGAATTTCGCAAGGAGACTTAATGGGTTCTATCATTACAAAGGATAATATAAACACAGAAGTCCGCCGATCCCTGCGTCCTTATAAGAAGCGCGACATCACCGTCCGCTTTGTGCCGAATATTCTTGCCGATGAAGGCAGAGAGTTAAAATCATTCCCCTACAACCGCCATTTTACTATCCATAAATACCTGCAAAAGTCCGGCTTTGAATTCAAGGATATGCGGATTAGCGTCAACGGCAGGAAGATTGAGGACTTAAACAAGCGGTTGACAATCGGCGATGAGATTGTTATTGCTCCGGAGATAAGGGATCCGATAACTGGAGCAATAGGGGCTTTTATATCTTGGTTCGGTAGTTTATCTACACTCGCACAAATTGGTTTTGTTGTAGGTGCCGCCGCTGTCGGCTATTCAATCTATCAAGCCATTAGCGCCCAGCAAATTAAGTTTCCTACTTACAATACCTCAGGCGACGGCCTTGACGAAGGCTCGACCTATGCCTGGGACGGCGTGCGCACGACAGCTGAGGTCGGCAAGCCTGTCCCGGTAATCTACGGCGAGCGTGTTATTGGCGGAAATGTCCTCAATGAATATGTATCTACCGATGGAGATAGCAATTATCTGCATACTCTGTTAGGCATAGGCTGGGGGGAGATGGAAAGCATCACCATGCGCCGGATTAATCGCAATACCGCTACGAATTACAGCGGATGGTCGCTTACCACGAGGATGGGGACGCTCGACCAGGAGGTCATCCCGAATTTTCACGACAGCCATAATCTCGTCTCTATCGGCGTAGAGCTTACCAAAGACAACGCCTATACTTACACTACGGACGGAGACGACGTGGAGGCGTTTGAAATTCACCTCGCTGTGGCGGGATTATACCAACAAGACTCAAGCGGCAATATTCTTTCCTGGGATATAACTTATAAAGTTGAATATAAACTGCATAGCGCCGGAGAGTGGACAGACTTAGGATCTACCACGATAAGCAAAAGGACGCGCAATACCTTTAAGTCCATTTACCGCAAAGACGGCCTTACTGCAGGGCAGTATGACATTCGCATTACCCGGACTTCCGACGACTCTTCCGACCTTGATTATCCGATAACCAATGGTGATATGTCGCTTGAGCGCATAGACGAGATCAGCTGCGAGGACGAGCAGATATTCCCCCGGGTGGCGCTTGCGGCAGTTGATGCTTTGGCGCTTGAACAGTTGTCTGGCTCGTTCCCCGATTATGAATTACTGGTTAAGGGCCGCAAAATAATGACGCCGAAGGTTATGAACGGCGAGGAGGATGTGCCGTGGGATGATTATTATTGGGACCCGGAAGAGGAAGCATACCGCCTCCTGGAAGGTGATACCATACTTACCTGGGACGGCGAAACGTTTACCACTGCCTATTCAGCCAATCCAGTATGGTGCCTGTATGATTTACAGACTAACCGGCTCTTTGGCGCGGGGCATTATATCACCGCAGCCGACAATAACATCGCTTCCCTGATTGAGCAGTCGCAATATTGCGAAGAGAAAGTGTCAGACGGTAACGGTGGGTATCAAAAACGCTTCCGGCTTGATGTGGTTATTGACAGCCAGCAGAAGGCCCTTGACCTGATAGTCCAGTTATGCTCAATCTTCAGGGCTTATCCTTTCTATTCAGACAAGGGGCAAGTGAGGTTAATCGTTGAGAAGCCGGAAACTCCAGTCCAGTTGTTCTGTCCGGGCAATATTATAGAGAACAGTTTTTCAGAAAGCTGGGGGTCAAGACGAGAGATACCTAATATCGTCAACGTCCAATTTGATGACGAAGACCAGAATTACACAACGCAGACCATCCAGGCGTGGGTTGACGATGAAGCATTAACTGCTGGTAAGCCGCTTAATCCTGTAACCATACGTTATTATGGGGTAAAGGAAAGCTACGCCATCAGGCATGGAAGAAATTATGCTTTAGCGCTCAAGTATATCTCCAATACCATAAACCTTAAATCTGCTCTTGGCTCGATAGTCAGGCAGTGCGGCGAAGTGGTAGATATAGCCCACGATGTGCCGCAGTGGGGCTTTGGTGGCACGGTCAAGGGCGCTGTTTATAAAGGAGACTATTCCGCGGTAATCACCTACGTTGTAAATGAAGCAGTCACTTATGAAGGAGCTGAGTATAAATGCATCTTGGCTTCACTCAATCATCTGCCTACAGATACAGACTACTGGGAGGTGATCTCCCGGACAAAAGTTCTGATTGACCGCACAGTTACTATTGAAGAGGGAAAGAGCTATGCGATTCGGGTTGACTTTGCCAAGGGCGGGTATGAAGAGCGCACGGTTACCGACGCCGCAGGAAGCTACACCGAGGTCAACGTCAGCGAGGCGTTTTCTAAGACGCCGATCGCCTACGACCTGTATTCCTTCGGCGAGGTGGACAAGGTGGTTAAGCCTGGCCGCATTATGGGTATTTCCAGGAATAGAGATGGAGAGATTGAGTTCGAGATACCGGAATACAACGAGGACATATACGACGACAGCGCGGTAGTGCTTCCTACAAAGAAATATTCTTCACTAAGCACTGATTTTCCGAATGTTACTGATTTGACTCTTTCTGAAAGGGTGATCACCGCTAAAGATGGCACGGTAGAGAATGCGATTGAGGTTTCCTTTAGCAAGCCGGATATGTCAAGCTATATTGTAAATACATTCCGTAAAGTAAGGATATATTATTCCGATAACGATGGGGCAAGCTGGATTTATGCCGGTGAGACCTATGGCGAGAGTTTTGTAATTTCGGGAAATTTAAAGATTGGAGTAGGTTATGTCATAGCTGTTGTGGCGGTCGGGGTTGATGGAGAAGAAAGAATTATCCCGGCAAGCCCGCAAGAAGATATAACGCTTGAAGGTAAGATAACCGTCCCGGCCAATGTTTCGAGCTTTTCTTACTCTTGGGGAGATCTCTTATTGTTGTCTTGGATACCAAACACAGAAGAAGACCTTGCAGGATATGAAATAAGAAACGTGGACAGTGACTGGGGAGTAGGGGAACCAATTGATACAGGATTAACAACAGAAGAAGGAAACCAGCTTATTACTGAAGACGGAAACAATATAGTATTCGAACCATTAAGTGAAAATCTTATTTATAGAGGCGTTGCTACGAGAAAAACTCTCTATCCCGAAGGTAGAACAGTGGGGACCTATTATATAAAAGCTTTTAACACTTCCGGATTATTTTCCGAAAACGCGGTCAGCGTTACTCCGGAACTTTCAGTTCCGACCACGCCAGATGGACTCGGAGCAGACGTGATGTTTAATACGGCAAGAATCTACTGGACAGATAACCGGCCGACCAACCTTCTGTATTACGAGGTATGGCGATCAGAGACAAACCTTTGGGCCGGAGAGGAGGAGCTGGTCGGGAGGGTTTCGGGTAAGTCGATAACGCTGAACAGCCGGTCGCCAAGAAGCGGAACCGCGCAATCTGGATCCAATACCACGCTTGTGGACAATAGCCTGATAGGGTTCGGCGACGGCTATTTTGTCGGAGACACGATCGTGATTACCGAAGGTACCGGGGAAGGTTTGTCGGCCGAAATCACCGGGTTTGATGATGAGACCGGGGAGTTGACCTTTGCCGATATAGGGGAGGCCCTGGACAGCACGTCACAGTACAACATCACGGACAATACATGGATAAAGGTCAGGGGTGTGGATCAGTATGGAGCTGGAGTGTTCAGCTCGGCTTTGGAGATAAATTACGAGAATCTTACCGAGGAGATGTTTGGTGATAACGTCATAACCGCCAGGAAGATATACGTTGCCTGTCTATCAGCTCTGTCTGCCAATCTTGGTTGCGTGACCGCCGGAGTAATCCAGGGTGCCACTATGCAAACCGCGGCCGGAGGGGCAAGGACGGTTTTCAGCGGGACAGAGTTTAGATCTTATGATGGAGACGGCAATGTGATGTTTGAGGTAAAAGACGGAAATGTGGTTGCGAAAACAATGACATTGCAGGATCCGGCATGTTGTTGTTGCTATTCGTATTTGTCAGCCGGACAGTGGTATTTTCATGACGAACTCGGCAACGCTACCCCATACGTAAAAAGGCTTTGCGCTGGAGAAGCTACCACAGGAGATACCGTATGCCTGCCCGGTTGGAAAGTCCAGCCCTACATACAGATTGGTATTAAAGACTTAGCTGCGTACGACCCTAATTATTCGGTGAACTGTCAAAAGTGGTGCGTTTATTATAACAATCTTTGCTGTTATGAAAATTCCCCAAGCGACTATGGATGGAGCTTTGAAGTCCATGCCACTCTTTATAAGGCAAGCGGTGAGTATGAAGAAGCCGTTAAGGACGTCGCCTTAGACACGAATGTATATACTCATTCTGATGCCTGCTGGAGCAGGGTAAGAAATAGATTTTTGCTATGGTGTTTCAACTGTGAGTCTTCTTCTTGTTACGGATATGGTGTTCTGTGTTATCGCATAAAGTTCAGGTGTTACGAAGAAGGTTGTGCCTGGGTTTGTTGTGATTATTCTTACACTCAGCCGCATGATTCCAGCGTAGCTTTAAAGACCTGTTATGACATTTGCCAAAATATTTGTTTTCCCGGTACCGGTTGTTGGGAAATTCAGTTAAATTGCCTTTCTTTAACTTGGTGTTTATCAGCCCTAAGTGGAGTCGTTAATTGCTGTTGTTGCAGAACTATAAATGACTGCAACACGGTTTTGCAGGTTTATAGAAGTATGGGGGGAGGCACCTATGAAGAGCATACTTGTTGTGATTATGTTTATTTAACTGGGGATAACCCTTCTAACGTATATTGCGCATACGTATGTTTTTGTGATTGCACCAGATTTTATGCCCACCAATTCAATTATTACTTTTTTACACGGCATTGTTTCTGTCTAACTTTTGGCCAATGCCTTATAGAAAATAGATCTCTTTGCTTTTATACCGGGCCAGTTCCTGCCACGATGTGTGAAGCGGTATATGGATGTAATCTTTGCATAGACTTGGCAACTGATTATAACTATACCTGTATTTGTCGATGGTCTTGTTTATTTTTCTGCACTGCTCCAAGTATTTCAGGAACATGGTGCTTTGGCACATCAAACTGCACTTATGGTATGTATTTAATCCAATGCTACTGTACCGTTCCGTCTTGCTGTGCCTGCGAATATGAAAGACAGTGGTCTTTGAAAGATTATTCTGAACAACAAACAATATTAGATCCAAGCGGGGTATTAAATTATTTGGCAATATCATACTCATAAAAAGGGAGGGGATTATGCAATTAGAGCAGATTAAAGATGCGAAAATAAAACATATAATTTTCGTAGCGGAGGGCGGGATCGGAAAAGTTATCTGTTCAACTGCCATAATTAAAAGGTTAGCTGAAGAGTTTCCAGAAAAGAAGATCATAGTCATGACCGGTTACCCGGATATCTTTATGTATAATCCCAACGTTTATAAATGCTTTAACTTTGGCAATCCTCTGTACTTTTATGACGATTTTGTCAATGCCGAGAGCTTCGTTATAAAGGCTGAACCGTATACCGAATATAATTACATGTTCCAAGAACAGCACCTAATTGATTCTTGGTGCGGTATGATCGGCATCAAGCGCAACGATGCCATGCCGGAGATGTTTTTTATGGACAATGAGCTTGAGGCAGCTCAGGCGTATATCGATAAAATAACGCAGAACGGGAAAAAGAAATTTGTCATCTTGCAATGGATAGGAGGTATCATCCCGCAGGAAAAATCTGATTTGGCGATGTTGGATGTATTAGGCAGGATGCATAGAAGGTCATTACCAAAATCAGTAGCTCAAAAATTGGCCAATAAATTAGTAAGCAGGGATTATGTCGTAGGAACTGTCCAGCACCCGAATTTTCCCGATATCCAGGGGGTAGAAAAGCTTTTCTTTCCTAACGCCCCGGTCAGAGGAATTGTTGCTTTATTGAAATTCGCGGAGGGCTTTATTGGTATTGATAGCTTTATTCATCATGCCGCGACCGTATTCAATAAAAATGGGGTAGTCATTTGGGGAGGGACTAACCCTAAAAAACTCGGCTATGCTTGCCAAAAAAACCTAACAAAAGAAGTATGTAAAACACCATTTTGCCATAGGCCGGATAGTTATGTTTTTGACGCGACGAGCATAGGTTCTATCTGGAATTGCCCCTATAATACAAAATGCTTACAATGCGATGCTGATGAAATAATGCAGGCATACGAGGAATTAAAATTATCAGATACTAAAGATAAAATATAAAATGAATTTCGGCGGTGGAATACTCACCCGCAAGCCGCAAACGGGGAAGTCAAGCGCCTCTATGCGGGCCGCCGACACTAAAGGAGACCCCAAATGGCTGATGTAAAAATTACAGAATTGACCGAACTTACCACTCCCCAGGACACCGACGTAATGCCGATAGTCGACAACTCCGGCACGCCCACGACCAAGAAGTCCACCTGGGCGAATATCAAGGCGACGCTGAAGACCTACTTTGACAGCATTTATCAGGCGGCATTAGGTTTTACTGCGGAGAACGCAGCCAACAAATCTACCAACGTAACAACCGATGGCGCTTCGGATACCAAATATCCTTCTGTGAAATCAGTCAAGGATTACGCGGATGGCATAGTTGCTGGGTTGCTGGATTATCGCGGTGCTTATGACGCTTCAGTCAATACTTATCCGGCCGCCGGAGGCTCAGGAGCAGAAGGCGCGGTATTGAAAGGCGATATGTGGGTAATATCCGTTGCCGGAACACTGGGAGGTGCAGCGATCCAAATAGGTGATTCAATTATCGCTAATATAGACACACCAGGGCAAACCGCAGGGAACTGGAATACGTTGAATACTAATTTATCTTATGTTCCAGAAGATTCTGCCAACAAGAAGACCACTCTCGCCGATGACTCTGATACCTATTATCCTTCGCAGAAGGCGGTCAAGACTGCGGTGGACGCAAAGGCCCCGAAAGACATCACTATCAATACGCAGGAAACAGACGCATATACTCTTGTTCTTGCTGACGATGGTAAACTGGTTGATATAGATTATGCGACTGCCGCAACTTTAACCGTTCCCAAAAACGCGGTCGTAGCATTTCCTATCGGCACGATAATTGCTATAAGACAGAAAGGCGCAGGCGTGGTAACCATAGCGCCGGTGGACGAGGACGTTACCATAAGCTACGCCGAGGGGCTTGACACCACGGGGCAGCACGCTATGGCGGCGTTGGTCAAGGTCGCCGAGAACACCTGGGTGGCGACAGGCTCGCTGGAGGCGTAAGATGAGCATAAGGCTTCTTTGGATGGCGATAATGAGCAAGGTTCAGGCGGTCATCGAATGGCTGGAGCTCGACTATATGGAAACACTTGTGGATGACGCAGCGGCGCAGGCGGCATATGTCAGTAGTGATTCTGACCCCGCATCCTGGGATTTATTGGATGAGGATTGCACTGACATATCAGACTGGAGTGATGATGATACTGGCGAAGCAGTAAGCCAAGTCAACCCTGCTGGGAAATTTGAACTTGATACCAATACCTCTGCCGATACAAATGACAGGGCTTATAGAAGTAGGGACATTGGTTCTTTACCTGATGATTTTACCCTTGAGATAAAATTATACCACGACGCACTTGGAACTATTGAAGATGACGACATATTTATTTTTCAAACTTATCAAGCAGATGGTGGTGTAATTGTGTATTTTACTTCTGATGGAATATTTCGATACGATAGCGATTTAGGTGGGAATAGTCTTGAAGAAATAGGGACAGATTTAGTCAAATGCAATGCAAGTGCAGAATGGCAGACTTGGAGACTTCTATTTGACAAAACTGCTACTGGAGTATGGAGTGTAGATGTCTATTTAACTGACTCAACGCATACTAACGAATTAGTCGGCGATGGGGTGCGATTTAAATTTGTCGCTGCTGGGACAGACGGGCTTACAAGATTTCAGCTGAGAGGATATACCACAGATGACAGGATAACGCATATAGATTGGATAAAGATAGCGACTGGATTATATCCTCCGAGTTTACTATGCTATTCCGAGTCCACTAT